TTCTTTAAAATCATTGTATGTTGAAGTAACACTTTGAATAACGTTTACACTAGATACTAACCTGCCAGTAATAAGTTGTCCTAAATCTCTTATTTGAGTATAATATACCGCATTAGCAGACGCATTAAGATCTGTAACGCCTACACCAACAGTAAATCCTGTAGAAGTACCATTAGAGTTATCAACTATACTTCTACCTGCTCCTGCTATTCCTCCATGAACAGAATTAGCAAAACTTGGATAATAATATTCAAAATAATTATTGTTAGTAGATCCAGATATATAATCATTTGCACCTGGATTATCCTCGCTGAACGCTCTAAAAGTAAATAGACTAGCTGGTCGTATAGTAGTTATAGTGTATACAGCTATATCAGATGCTTCACACTGATTACCTGTTGTATCTCTAGTTCTCAATAAATACGTAAAAGTACCATACTCTCTAACAGGCGCATTTAAGAAACTTACGTTAGCGAAAGCAGATCCTATACTTGTTGAGGATTCCCAGTTAGATTCTGTGACAGAACTATAAGTTCCTGTTAATTGTTTTATCTCAAATTGATATAAGTCTATTTCTAGAGGATCACCGTTTTGATCTCTAGGAACTGTCCAAGAGAATAAAATTTGATCTCCAAGTTGACTGGCTGAAAAACGGGTTACTCCGTCTGGTTTAGCAGTTTTACCCACTATATCTGCTGAGGTTTCTGTAGTAATACCTCTGATATCATTATTAAGAGGTGTAACTCTAGCATAAAAACGATAATTACCAGCAGAGGCACCTCTTTCTATATTATCAATCTTAAAATATAATTTTCCGTCTTCTGCTATACCGCTAGCAGACACTTTTACAGTAGTATAAGTAAGCAGATCAGCTCCAGAACTATTATCTTCTATTTTATAAGATATTTCATAGTCTGTAACAGATTGATTAACTATAGGAGTAAAATTTATAGTAGCTCTAACAGCAATACCAACTTGTTTATCTCTGTAAAGAGATTCAGATATTTGTAAATCTGTTACTTTTCCTATCGGTAAAGTATCAATATTTACCTGTTTAGTAGAATATGCGCTTTTTCTATTAAAACTATTCTTATTTCTAGCTCTTACAACATAACTTCCTGGGGCTATGTTTTTTATCTTTCCTTCTTTACTTATGTCTAAGGATTCAAAAGTTTTACTTAAACTTACGTTATATACTTTATAAGATCCTAATTCGTAAACTCCTGGATATATTGTGTTGTCATAGTCCAAAGTGAATGTATTAGCTGTAGCATTTAAATTTCCTACAGTGCCTTGAATATCATTAGATATATTTACGCCCGTAACTCCAGATATATTAGCAGTAAGCGATGTAGCAAATTTAACTCTGTAAATACAATTAGTAGTTAAATAGGAGTTATAACTAGGGCTTGAAGGATTGTAACTAGTCTCAGAAACAGCATAGATATTACCAGAAAATAAAGAAATATTATCTCCCGGTTCTATGATAGGGACAGTATAGTGGTTTGTTCTTACGGTAAGAACTTTTCCAGTTCCAGTCTGGACAGTAATATTAGATTTACTATCCCAAGTAAAAACACCCTGAGCTTGTTCTTGATTATCAATATATACTGAAATTGCAGTCTTATATCTTGGTACTATGTTTATATCAACAGTAGAAGATCCTGCAACAGCTATAGCCTCAATATTAAAAGTCTTTGTAAATATATGTGAATATCCTTCTAGATACACGCTATTATTATTAAATTTAGTCTGATCTAAAAGTTGACTTATTTTTAGGTAGAAAGGAGGCTCAGGTAAACTATCTAATAAGAAAGTCTCTGGGTGGTTAGCGCTTACACTATTATTAACCTTTAAAGTATTATTACTTAAGTTAAAACTCTCTATAGGCATACTAATCTGCGTTACAATAGGATTATATCCTACATGTCCTATATCTGCACCCGTATCTGTTTTCTCATTAATAGGTATTCCTACATAATCAATACCCTTTAGGTTACCAAAAACAGCAGGGTCATCATTAACTAATAATACATTTTTATTAAAGTTTAAGTCTATTGCACTAGCTAATCCAGTAACAGTAAATTCTAAGTTACCATTTTTTATAGTTCTATCTCCAGTAACATCTACTCTATTTACTGATGTGCATAACAGAGGTATAGATCCTAGAAGGGTATTAAATCCATTTTTGCCTACCAGAGCTACTCCGATACCATTAGATATATTAGAAGTATTTTCTACGGTTATTGTTTTATATGCCATTACGATATGCCTTGTGCCAGCACTATTTCAGAGGGTTTAGCTAATTCCATTTCTGTAGCAATAGAAATTGGGTATCCGGTAGTATCAGTAGATGCATAAATCTCTAGGTCATACTGTACTGATCCATCTAAATTCTTTATAGGTCTAGGTATTACTTTTAATATAGGTGCAGGAGGTGGTATTAGAGGATTAGCTGTATCGGTATATTTAACAGGAACGTAACTAATAATGCTATCAGAATCTGTATATACGTTAGATACATATTCTGTAGCAGTTATAGTAACTAACTCATCAGTATCTCTTTCTACGTTTACTATCTTAAATAGTTTATCATTAGTGTTGGTATAGTAATTAGAAGGATCTACCTCTCCTAAAGACCATATATCACCTTTTACGGGAACATTATTAGAAGTAAAAGTACTAAAAGAAGCAAATGTTCTAGTTTGTGGTTTGTATACTTTTTGAACTGTAAGTTCAATAAGGTCTATGCCTGCATTAACATTAGAACTAGATACAGAACTATAAGTATTATTACATATATACAACTCTACTCTCTCTGTCTCTCTATTAATTACTCTCAAAGCTATGGGTTTAGTGTTCCCAGTTATGACAGAACCTGTAATAGCGGGACTAGTAAAGTGTTCTAGTATTACATTTCCAGTAGCTGTAGTAGCGTTAGCAAATACTCTTCCTCCGTAACCCCAAGCTATACCTCCTATTCTTTGAGATACTGCTATAACATCTCCAATGGTAGAGGTCATACCTTCAGCAGGCGTTTTAAAAGTAGCCTTTCTTCTGACATATTTGCTAGATGCTAATAAATACTGCCCAAACCTCATTGCCTGACTTCGTCTATCACAACCAGGTAAATCTATAGATTTTACATTTTCTATAGAATTAAGCTCAGATATAGCGGTAGGGTCGTCTATTCTTACTAACTCTCTACGAGAATGGTTTCTAGGCTCAAGATAAGATACCTCTACGCCTGTTAAAATTTCTGACTCTCTGATACCACTAATTAGTAAAGAGTTTTTTAAGATATTTGTCTCATTATATACAGCTACGGGTATTTCATCAGGAAGATCTACATTTAATGAGATCTTTCCGCCAGAGTAGAACAGGATACCTCTAAATATAGCAGTAATCTGATTAATAATATCCATAACTTGTTTTTGGCTGTTAAGAGATATATTACAAGTAAATCTGCGCTCTATGATCTGAGTTCCTAAACTAACTCCAATTTGATTTTCTCTTACTGTGGTAAATTTACCTCTAGGTTTACTTCTAAAGGTGCCGTCTGCATATCCAGTGACTCCTGTAAATCTACCTGTCTTAGGGTTAACTGCATCACAATATTGAGCTATCTTGTAGAATTTAAACTTATCTATGTTACCTTCTGGTATTCCTAATCCGTAAGACTGGTTAGTTAATAAATCATATAGAACCCATATAGGATTCTGAGTCCATTTATAGACGAAAGTACCATCCCAGGATCCTTTATAAATTATGGGATTAGCTTCTGTAAGCTGAGTAGAAGATCCTGGATTTTCTAAGCTATATCCACAAGTAGTGTAAGAAAGAGCGCCAGAAGTAGGAGTTTCTAACTCTCTCCAATCAATTTCTCCTGTAGCTAATACAGGTTGATTATAATTACTAGGAACCTTTATTATAAGGCCTTTTACAAGCGAAGTAACAGTAGGAATAGAGCCTGAATATTCAGCAGTAGATTTTAAAGCAAATCCTAGCAGTGCTGTTCTAGGATAGACTTGTTTAGAGTTTTTTATCTCATCCCATCCAACAAACTGTATAGTATCTTGTATTTTAGAGCTATCTGAATCATCAGTAATTTTTTCAATTTTAAACTGATATCCATTTCCACTCTTAACATTATCAGGTATAATAGCTGAGATTTGAAATTTAAAATTAGTATTAGTTTTTCCTGATATAGTTTTTTCTATTATTAAATCATCCCCGTTTTCGTCTTTAAGTATATTAGCTCCTGTATAGTCATAAATAGTTATTTTAACACCTACAGAGTAACCACTGACATTACCGTTGTTATCCATACTTTGTAGCCCAGAGATTAAGAAATTAAATTCTAAGCTATCCCAGGCGCTTTGACTCGTGTTTTGTGTAACAACTACTTTAGGTATACTCTCTAAATTACCCTTTTTAAGACTTACTGGAGAGTTTAGTCCTTGAGGCGTTACAGTTTTACCAGCAAATCTACCTAAACTAGCTGGCAATCCTTTACCTGTAACTGTCCCTGTTGACTGTGCCGTATAGAATAATTCAGTATTTACAGTTCCATCACCATCTATTTTTATTAAGTCGTCTATAGTAGATTCGTTAAATTCTATATCTTGAGGTCCATTAGGATTAATACGATATACTGGTCCCTCTCCTAAAGCTAAAGTGCCAAAGAAAATATCAGTAGAAAATAGAGAATTAGGCGCCTCCACAGCAGGAGCTGGAGAAGCTCCCTTTCCTCCACCCTTATTATGCACGCGAATGCCGTTGGCTATATAGGTATGATCATTTTCTACAGTAAAATTATATACTTTACTTTTACCTATATTTTTAATTTCTAAGATAGGTCTATAATATCCTAATCTATCAACTAAGACATCATCTATTTGTAAATTACCTATAGCTGTAAAAGCCATATTCTCATTTAAAACCCAGTGATTAGGTGTTATTTTAAAACTACCATTCCAAAAAGAAATATCTACTAGCTCATCTTCATCGTGCTCGAATATTTGAATGACTTTATTCTCTGATAGTTTACCATAATGATCAAAGCTAATTACTATATCATTTACTCGTATTTCTTCAATAGGTTTATTACCGCCAGGAATATCTATAAGGGTTCCTGCCGCGAAGCATCCTCCTTTACCTCCAGAGATAAAGGGCACATATCTACCGTTTATAATATAGTAAGATTTATACATAGCTTGATACATTAATTACATCACCTTTTTCGTGATTAATAGTATTTACATCCGCACTAATAATCTGGCCGCCAACTCTCAACATACCATAGTTTAAAGGTATAGAATTACTGCTGTCAACTGTATTTATTATACCATCGAAAGCATCATTATTTCTTCTATCCTGATCTGTTATACCTGCGTCTTGTCTTTTTGGTTTAGGCATAATAGCTTGTATAACTGCGCCTAGAGCAAAGCTAATAACTGTTCCTACTACTGCTCTTACGACAGCCTGTCCTACTACAGAAGCTGTTATTGTCTCTAAGTTTCCACATATTAAAGGAACTATATAACACCCCGTTTGATCATCTGGTATCTCGTCTCTAGTTAACCAGGCGTCTGGAAATGGTTTAAATTCCGTAGTTAATAATAATATTCTAGATTTGTCCAGACTTGGATAAAGATTCTTAATATAAGACAAAAGATCCGATACTTTATGAATATCAGCTGATATTTGGGTTTGTGAATTGGATGGTAATAATATTTTATGAAAGCGTATATTATACATAGCTTGCCACCGATATTATAGCACCTTTATCGTGAGATATAGTATCTACATCTGCACTAATAATTTGCCCTGCTACTCTTAACATACCATAATTAAGTGGTATAGATTGATTTGGGTGCACAGTATTTATCTGGCTATCAAAAGCATCATTATTACGCCTATCTCCAGAATCAGCAGAATCCATACTTTTAATTTTAGGTTTAATAGGAACTAATACATTTTGAGCTATACTACCCACTGCGCTTGCAAGTCCTGCGGCTAGATAAGATCCTACTGTTGGGGCTGTTATACCTGAGGCAGCAAATCCACCGGTAGCTAAAGATGCTCCCTCTAAAGCAACCGTCCCAAAAGATTGAAAGGCTCCAGCCCCTAAGGCGCCTGCAGCTCCGCCTATTAAACCTCTTAGTAAAGCTTGACCGAAACTTGCTCCTTGCACTAAAGATATAGTAAAGCTAGTGGCAAAACCTATGGCAAAACCTATAGCCATAGCTTCAAGTCCACTACCACGAAAAATAGGAACTATATGATAAGTCTCTCCATCTTTAGCTAAGAATAAAAACTCTTCGGGAGATAGACACTTACCTTTATGGATTATAGCTATCTCTTCAAGCTTACTAAATCGTGCATGTCTTACAAGACGTTCTAACTCGGGAAATAGATTCAGAGAGTTTAAAAACAAGAAATAGATGACATCTGTCGTCATTTCTAATTGTTTGATACCATTAGTGTAAGGTAAAAGACTTTTATGAAATGATACGGTTACATTAGACAAGATGTCGCTCTTCTAACTCTTCATACATAAGAGATTTTAGTTTTTTATCATACCAATAAATATAGAAACGGTTATTGAAACCTACTATAAACTTGTAGCAATCAAAAACCGTGCTGGCCATATCTTCTTCGCTAGGTATAGGATTATCACTTCCTGGATGAGAGTGAACTATGCCCCACGTAGTATCTTCATATTGTAATAAACTAACAGGATCTAAGATAAAATTAGTTTTTGGAGATCCGCTGATATTTTTACAAGGCACATACTCCCAGTCAGTAGTTATTATACCGCATGCCTCCCTAGGATACTCATTAATAAAATGAGTAGTCATTTGATCTTTTAATTTTTCTAAAACTGATGCCATCTATAAATATCCACCGTATATTGTTTATAATATCTACCGTAAGGAGCTATCCAACTGTTATTACCTATCATAGTTTGTAGAATTTTATCTTTACCAAGATAGAGAGCGCAGTGATTAGCAATATTGGTAGTTCCAATAGACATAATAATCATATCGTATTCTTTCGGAGTTTTAACAGACCTAAACCCCGCTCTCTCAGCACTAGGCTTACCAAACAAATGGTTATTAGTTTCTATATACCATTTTTCTTCTGGATTACTACAAAAATCTGCAGTAGATAGAGGTATCTCTATACCTAATTCATGTTTATACACCCATCGAATGAGATTAAAACAATCTATACCTGTATCAGGATTATCTCCTAAATGTTTATAAGGAAATCCTTCGTATTTTAAATATCTTTCCATCTAATTATATACTTTATCTTATCTCTATATTCTTGATTAAGTTCATCAATTTTTATGTATTTTCTATGATGAATAAATCTATTTAATCCAATATAAACACCGAAATGTTGTGGTCTAATATCTCGCAATTTAAAAAGAATAATATCAAATTCTTGTATATCTGAAAGATTTACTAATTTTGCTTGATTAAGTGTAATAAATCTATCTATATCTTCGTAAGATACTGAAGAGCCCCAGTTATGTTTGAAATGATACTGAGCCATCTCTTCGATACCTTGAATATGGTATCCTTGATCTTCACATATCTTCTCTATAAGAGTCAAACAGTTATAACTTTCATAGGGCAGGTATAAGTATGTAGTCCAATCCATTATCTTGGTAAAGTCCCTCCTGTGCCAGGAAATCCTCCAAAATGAAATTGATTACCTCGTAACTCACAAGCCTGTAAGTTTTTAGCGCATACGTCTTCTGATAAAGTGTATACAGTTTCATTACGAATATTAAAAAATCCATTAGCAGTAGCTCCGTCTGCTAATAAGGTTCCATTAGATACAATTAAAGTGTTAGATCCAGGTATGAGACCTGCTCCGCCAGTAGGATACTGACATTCACTTCCTTTATATAC